CAGATGCTGTTACTGGAGCTAAAATAGCTGATAATCAGATTAACTCAGAGCATTATATAGACGGTAGTATAGATTCTATACATATAGGAAATTTTCAAATTACTACAGATAAGATATCTGGAGATGCTGTTACTGGTATTAAGATAGCAGATAATGCTATTGACTCAGAACATTATGTTGATGGGTCCATTGATACTGCACATATAGCAGATAGTCAAGTTACTACAGCTAAGATAGCTGCAGATGCAATTACTTCTGCTAAGATAGCTGACGACGCTATAGACTCTGAACATATAACAACTAACGCAGTATTAACAGCTAATATAAACGATAACGCTGTAACTACAGTTAAAATACTTGATTCTGCAGTTACTTCAGCTAAGATAGCGAATGGAACTATAGTAGATGCAGATGTTGCTAGTGGAGCTGCTATAGCTCACACAAAACTAGCTGGAGCTGCTGGTGGTAAAGTATTATTAGGTAACTCTAG